CGCTTTGACCCCGCTACCGATTGTGAGAGACTCCCGCCTTCGGTTTGAAGGTCATCATATGATTCTATACTATCTACATTACAGTTTCTCGCAGAATCAATATCTATCTTACTAAGCATACCTTTATAAGTATTATTCTGAGAAATCTTTTTATTTTTCTCAGAAATATTTTTAATTTCGATCATAAGAGCAGCGAGCTCTTGTTCGTCTTCTATGGTCTCAATAGAAATTTCAGACACGGGCAGTATGGATGTATCACTCAATTTGTTACTTGCTAACCACTTTTCAATTGTTGCTATTTTTGATTCGATACTATTCAGATTCAACGCACTCTTTCGAGCTTCTTCCTTGAATATCTCAAATAGTCTCACATAGCCTTCTAGGTGTAAAAGATCAATGAGAAACTTTTTGCGGTTCGTATCTGTTGCAGTAAGAAACTGTAGACTGCTATTTGTATTTTGATATACCAACTGAGAGAAGGTTTTGAAGTCGATTCCAATAATATCTTGGAGTGTCTTGTATGTATTGGTCGCTGTATGAGAGCTAATATCCTCCCCATTTTCCAGCAACTTAAGCTTAATACTAGACTTCCGATCAATAATGACATCATATCTTTTCTTATCCTTCGTAAACTCAAGATGTATATGATATCCTGCGTTTACATACCTGTTTGGTATATCTGCTTTTTTAATTCCTTTCGAGTTTTTGTTATATAAAGCCTCTTCTATGATTAAGGGTATAGAAGACTTTCCCATACCATTAGTGCCAAGAACTTGTGTTACAGTATTATCACTAAGATCCAGCTCATTATCTGGCCCATAACTAAAACAATTACTCCATTTCAACTTTTGCAGCGTAATCATTAAATATACCTACTATCTGTGGTATCCTTGTTTCTGGTATCTCCAGAATATATGTTAGATACTCTACTAATTCGTCTTGAATGGTCATTTCCTTGTCCATGACAAGTGTAGCTTCACTACTACGTTTAACCACTTTTTTATCTAGCAGCTCTGTGTTTTTGACGTTTGCGAGCTCTTGTATATCCCCTTCAATCTCATAAATCGTATGATGCCAGTCGGTAGGTACCATCTCACTTGGGTCTGTTACCGTCTTACGAATAAGTTGTGGAAGCTCGAAGGCGTCCCACATCCAAGACCAATCATTTGGATTTATTAAGAGGTAGCCGGTCTGTACCTCATTTCGATGAAACGAAGTTGTCATAGGGCTGCCGGGGTATACAATATTACGTTGAGTATTGCTGTGTGCGTGAAGATCGCCTGCAAAAACTACTGGGAAGTCCTCAAATCTGTCTAAGTCCACCTCTGGCTTGACGTGTGGAGGTATTTCACCACGAACATGAGTGAACAAAGGCTTCTTTGTATCAAACAATTCAATAGAGTTTTTACGGTGAAGATCTGCATACGGCAGTACTCCAAACCCAAAGTCATTATCATAATATGATATATCTACTACTTTGACTAGAGGGTTTATATCTTTTGTTACTTTCTTCAATTGTGTGAAGAATGTTTTGTTCTTCTTTGTAGCTTCGTGATTACCGTCATAGATAAGAGTTGGGATACTCACATTCGATATGAATGAAAAGTATAACTCCAACTCTTCCATGTTCGGCAGACGGTCAAATAAATCACCACCAATAATGTGCATATTACACTGTTTTTCAAGACTATGTACTTGCTCAAAGAACTTTTGGTAGCGGTCTATGGCCCACTCACGAGGTACGTTTTTCTGCCCTAGCTTTATGTGCCAATCTGCCGTAAACAGAATCATGACAAGTTGAACTCGTCTTCTAAAGATTCGTCGATATCACCGGCTGCATCTTCACGAATTTCATCGAGAAGACTTTTTTGTGCATCTGGAGTGGGGCGAGGCATAACATCGTCCATAGACTTCAGGTCAGCGATAGCAGTCATTTCTGACGCACTAAGAACACGCTGCTTGCACTTAAGTACCTGTAGTTGGTACTCCACGTTATAAGGGAGAGGACCGGTTTTGACACGCTTGAACTTAACGTCCCAGCCTGTTTCTGGATTAGTAGGATCCCCTAGGTCTTCTGCTGCTGTAAGAATAGCTTCGAATAACTTCTTCTTGAGGTTGATGATTTTTACTTCACCGTTATCAAGACACTGCATAGCGTAGCTCCAGCCACACTTGAGATCGGGATAATACTCACGAACCCAATCTTTTTCCATATTATTGAAACGCTCTTCGTTTCGATCAAATGACAGACACTCGAAAGGAATCTGCTTGCCATTTTTACCTTCTAGCCAGTATACATAACGAGCGAGTACATCGCCAACGAGTCTTACTTCGTTGTCGCCATCTCGATATGCGTATGAAGTGATAGAAGATTTCTTTGCGCCGCCAGCGGCTTTGTTAAATGATAGTGCCATTAGTGTATATCCTTTTGTTTGACTTCTTCATATTTAAAATGTACTTTGTCATTTTTAACACGAAGTAGGCTGTTTTCGTTAAATAATTCCACTGGTATTTCAACTAAGTTAAGATCCAGAGTAGTGTCCCCAGTTATTGCATAGTCCGCGTACGAACGTAAAGAAGCTAAAGCGACATACTGGGCTATTTCGCGATAGCTATACTTATAAGCATTGTACAATAGTACATCGGGATGTACCAAGAAGGATGTCCCAATAAAACTCTTTGTACT